CAAGGAGTATAATCATCGTGTGCATTGTCTGTATCACGATGTGTTTTACGTGTAGTAAACGTGACTGGGCCAGACTGTTCTTCGAATGCAGGTTGACCAACTGCTGTCCATGCCTGTAAATCAAGTGCAAACCATTGTGGGTGTAAATGATAATAGCCGCCACGATCTAATATGTGACAGGCCATTGGTGCATTTTCTAATTTGGCATGTTCAATTGTGTCAATTACCAATGTTTGATTTTGCAAGAAGTTTCCAGCGGCAACTACGCCGGCCCAGTCGTACCCTTGCTCAGCCAGTTTTTTTAATTCTTCAGTGAGCGTTTTTGTTTGATATAGATTAAACTGGTATCGCCCGCACAGTTTAAACTCAGTCAAGTCAATCAAGTTCTGTGCGATATCAGCACATTCAGGTTTTAAATTGTCGTACAGTACCACTGCAATGTTTGGAAAATCTTTATTCATGTTTAATTAATAAGTTGATATCCAGTGATCTGGATGTTTGGAGTGTTTCTCATGTACTCAAGTTTGGACAGATTGTCAATTCTACCTGGAATACAAAATCCAGTATGGTCTATTATTTTTTCTAAACTGTATCCTAGCATTGTTAGGTCAAGTTGATTTGTATAGTACCACTCAGTGAGCGCGGCATTCACATCATTGGGCCACGGCGCTGGCCCCCAGTGGGTACCATTGAAATCGTTGAGATGTAATTTCCAATTAAGGCTGACACGATCAATCATTTTACAAGTTTGTAATAACATTGAATTATCATTGTGCATCATGCAAAAGAATGGTTCTTTGCCCACATACGGGTAATCTAACTGTACCTCGCCTGGTTTGATTACTCTGGCAAATTTTACAGGCTCGGGCATTTGATTGTCTGTTGGGCCATTAATAAAATAACTAATGTTAGCAAACGACCGTCCTGTAAAATTGTAATCAAGAGGGGCTTCAGTGGTTTCTAAACTGTGCAGGCAACAATGCAATTCGTCAACTAATTTTATTTGTTCTTTATCAAGTCCTGCATATTTGTTGATTCCTGCTGTTACTTCTAAATCTTTATGCATTGAATTAAAATGCAACTGGTTAGACTCGTAATGTTCCGGGCCGGCTTGAATATTGTACATGGACCAGTCTACTGTATTGGTGTCACGTGCTTCTTCGATTAATTTTATAAAATAGTTAATTGTGTATTTGGTAAAATCTGTAACAACAGGCACTGCACGAACTGGATCTTGTTTGGTAATTTCCACATGCTGATTAAAGAACTGTTCACCAATGGGGGTATTGTAAATATCAATGTTAAAATCAATTGCTTGGTTTATTTCTACATATATTTTTGACATGCAGATATTTATTTGGTAATCTTGAGCCAAACAATATTTGACTTTGCGCTAGAACAAGTATATAATAGAAAACAAGGAGCATTTTATGTCACAACCCAAATCATTCAACGGCGATCAAAAGATCAAACTCGTTCAAATCATCAACGAGGGCATGCAGGTCATGCACGAAATTGACACACTGCAAGGTGGTCTCAACGACACCATCAAAGCCATTGCTGAGGAACTAGAAGTCAAGCCTGCCATCTTAAAGAAGGCTATCAAGTTAGCACACAAAGCTGAATTTGGTAAAGAAAAACAAGACCACGAAACACTTGAAACAATTCTTGAGACTGTTGGCAAAACTCTATAAGTACTGTTTTACAACAGCGAGTCGTTCCCGTAAGGAACATGAATCACGGCTTACCGGCCACAAACGGAGACTATGAGTTATATTGACGCACTATTTGATCGTGAACACGATCGCATCCACGTTGTAGAACGCCGAGACGGCGTGAGGAAATACCAAGAGTATCCTGCCAACTACATCTTTTACTACGATGACCCTCGAGGCAAGTTCCAAAGTATCTATGGAACACCTGTGAGTCGTTTCTCAACACGCAACAACAAAGAGTTCCGCAAGGAAGTTCGCATGCACTCTAGCAAACAATTGTATGAGAGTGATATTAACCCTATCTTTCGTTGCTTAGAAGAAAACTACAAAGACCAAGACGCTCCAGAACTCAATGTTGCATTTTTCGACATTGAGGTAGACTTTGACAAAGAACGAGGTTTCTCGCCTGTGGATGATCCATTCAACCCCATCACTGCAATCTCAGTCTACCTGAACTGGTTAGATCAATTGGTCACATTGGCAGTTCCGCCCAAAGGCTTATCGTGGGCAACTGCACAAGATCTTGTGAAGGACTTTGAAAATACCATCTTGTTTGAACGAGAAGAGGACATGATCAAAACATTCCTGGACTTGATCGAAGATGCAGACGTGCTGAGTGGCTGGAACTCAGAAGGCTACGATATTCCCTACACTGTGAATCGTTGCACTCGTGTGCTGAGCAAAGACGACACACGTAAGTTCTGTCTGTGGGGACAACTGCCCAAGATGCGTATGTTTGAACGCTTTGGCAGTGAAAGCCAAACATATGACTTGATTGGTCGTGTGCATATGGACTATATGCAACTGTATCGCAAGTACACATATGAAGAACGCCATTCGTACAGTTTAGATGCCATTGGCGAGTACGAACTCAACGAACGCAAGACACAGTTTGAAGGCACCCTGGATGCTTTGTACAACCAACACTTTAAAAAGTTTATTGAATACAACAGACAAGATACACTGTTGTTGCACAAACTGGATCGTAAACTACAGTTCTTGAGTCTAGCCAGCGAACTGGCACACGCCAATACTGTGCTACTACAAACCACAATGGGTGCTGTGGCAGTGACTGAGCAGGCCATTATCAATGAAGCGCACGAACGTGGCATGGTAGTGCCCAATCGCAAGCAACGACTCACAGACGATGACACCCAGGCCGCAGGTGCGTATGTTGCGTATCCAAAGAAGGGCCTGCATGACTGGATTGGATCAGTCGACATCAACAGTCTATATCCATCGGCCATTCGTGCCATGAACATGGGACCAGAAACTGTAGTAGGCCAACTGCGTCCCATCATGAGTGATCACTACATCAAAGAAAAAATTGCCAAGGGTGCAAGTTTTGCGGCTGCCTGGGAGGGCTTGTTTGGCAGTTTGGAATACACTGCGGTAATGGAACAGCAACGTGGCACAGAGATCACTATTGACTGGCAAGATGGCACAGAAAGCACACACAGTGCCGCAGAGATCTGGACCATCATGTTTGACAGCAATCAGCCTTGGATCATGAGTGCTAACGGTACTATTCTCACATACGAAAAGAAGGGTATCATCCCAGGCTTGTTGGAACGTTGGTACAGTGAACGTAAAGAACTACAGGCCAAAAAGAAAACAGCCCGGGACAAGAAAGAAGAAGCATTCTGGGACAAGCGACAGTTGGTCAAGAAGATTAACTTGAACTCGTTATATGGTGCTATTTTAAATCCTGGTTGCAGGTTCTTCGATCATCGCATTGGACAAAGCACTACACTAACTGGTCGTGCCATTGCCCGGCACATGGATGCACACATCAACGAATGTATCACAGGTGTGTATGATCACACCGGCGAAGCCATCATCTATGGTGACACAGACTCCTGCTACTTTACTGCGTGGCCAGTGCTGAAGAAAGAAGTAGCAGAAGGTCGTATGGCGTGGAACAAGGAAACTGCCATTGCCTTGTATGACTCTATTGCTGAACAAGTGAATGAGAGTTTTCCAGGCTTCATGGAACAGGCATTTCACTGTCCAAGAGAGATGGGTGCGTTGATTGCGGCAGGTCGAGAACTGGTGGCAGATCGTGGCCTGTTTATCACAAAGAAACGCTATGCTGTGAACATCATTGACTTGGAAGGCAAGCGACTGGATGTGGAAGGCAAGAAGGGCAAGACCAAGGCCATGGGCCTGGACTTGAAGCGTAGTGATACACCTAAGGTAATTCAAGACTTCTTGTTGGAAATTCTAAATAGTACATTGCATGGTGCTGACAGAGATTCCATTGTAGCACGTATTCGTGAATTCAAATATGAGTTTATGGAACGTCCGGGCTGGGAAAAAGGGTCGCCCAAGCGTGTGAACAACTTGACCAAGTATGGTGCAGAAGAGGCAAGGCTTGGCAAAGCCAATATGCCAGGACATGTGCGAGCTGCCATGAACTGGAACAACATGCGGAAAATGAATGGCGACAACTACAGTATGCAAATTGTTGATGGTATGAAAACTATTGTGTGTAAACTTAAAAGCAATGCTCTTGGGTGGACGTCAATTGGTTATCCCACAGATGAACAACGCTTGCCTGCTTGGTTCACAGAACTGCCATTTGATGATGGATTGATGGAGGCCACTGTTGTGGATCAAAAAATTGACAACTTGTTGGGTGTGCTGGATTGGGACTTGGCAAGTGCCACCAACACAGAGAATACATTCCAAACTTTATTTGAATGGTGATCTATGAAACTTAGTGAATTAGTTGCATACCGCAATCATTTGTCAGAGTTTGATGTTAACACCATCCAATATACTGCACGGCATAAGCTAGAAGAAATTGTGTATAATGTACAGAACAGTGTGATACAGCCACGTGCATTTACACAAACTCTGCAGGAAGATCAAACTCGTGTAATAACTGCTTTTGATCATTTTAGTTCTACACTGGTTGAATTAATAAGCGAACTAGACAGCATGATTGAGACGGCTGAAAAAACACAGTATGCCGAAAGCACCAGGTTATACAATGAAGCGGTAGCACGGTATGGTCGACTTGACGAGCCTACTAATAAAAAGGTCAATCAACAAATTCTAGATCGTCGCATGCCAATGACTGCAGACGTTCAACAAATGATTTCTAACCGCATTAAGAGCTATGTTGATTGGAAATATCCTGGCCTAATTATTCGCCCCGGAGTTGAAACATTTATAAGTGACTTGGTAGCACTGGATCCTCTATACCTTGTTGACTACAGCGCGGAACTATTGCAGCCAGCATTGAGTACTTTTCCAGAAGAGTACCAACGCAGACTGCGAGT